ATTCCGGTGGTGGCGATGTACTTGCCGGACAGGAGATATATGCGAAGCTCCGCGCGCGGAATGATGTGGATATCGAGATCGAATCTCTGGCCGCTTCCGCCGCATCAGTCATTGCTATGGCTGGACCTTGCAAGATATCGCCTATCGGCATGATCATGATCCATGATGTATCTACTTACGGAGTGAGTGGCAACCATCAGGACATGGAGAAGGCCGCCAAGGAATTAAAAGCCTGGGATGAAGCTCTGTGTGGAGCCTATGTCGCAAAGACAGGCAAGACTCAGGATGAAATCCTAAAGCTCATGGATAAAGAGACATGGCTCCCGGCAAATAAAGCCGTGGAACTGGGCTTTGTAGATGGGATAACGGATGCAGAGAGCTCTAAGAGAGTTATGACTGCATCTTTCAGCGGTCTCTATAAGAAACAGGCTGAAATTCAGGAAATGTACAACAACGCCAAGGCAGAGCGCGAAGCTCGCGAGGCAGAAAAAGCAGAAATATTAAAAGATCTCGATAAGTTCGGGACAGCACAGTAAAGGAGAAAGTTATGGATTTAAAGAAATTACTTGATGCCATCAATGAGAAAAAGGTTCAGATTCAGAACCTCGTTAATGAGAACAAGCTCACCGAGGCTAAGGAGGCAAAGGCGGAGCTCGTAGCAATGCAGGAGAAGTATGATCTTCTTTCTGATATCGTGGACAACGGCGGCGCAGCAGTGCCTACTACAGCCACACCTGTAAAGGATAATGCCCCTAAGGACGCTATCCATGAGTTTGCGAATGCAGCTCGTAGAAGATTCGTGAATGCGAACAACGAGGGCACAGGAGCAGAGGGCGGTTATACAGTTCCTGAGGACATCCAGACAAAGATCAACGAGTACAAAGAGGCTAAGTTCTCTCTCCAGTCACTTGTTGATGTTGAGGGCGTAACTACCATGTCCGGCCGCAGAACCTATAAGACAAAGGCTCAGCACACAGGTTTCACAAATGTGCTTGAGGGCGGTGCTATCCCTGCAAAGACAGGCCCTGCATTCGGTGTGCTCGATTACAACATCAAAAAGTATGCCGGATATCTTCCTGTAACAAACGAGTTGCTGGAGGACTCTGATGCGAATATCGCAAATGTGCTCATCGCATGGCTCGGTGATGAGGATGTTGCTACACGTAACAATCTCATCATTACAAAGTTCAAGGCGGCTACACATACAGCGACCATCACAGGACTTGATGATATCAAGCATGAAGTCAATGTAACACTTGGCTCTGCTTATGCAGGCGGTATTGCTATCGTTACAAACGATGACGGTTTCAACTGGATGGATACCCTCAAGAAGGACGGTTCTTCTAACGAGTATCTTCTCAAGCCTGCGCTTGATCAGACAGCTCCATGGAAGCATGAGCTTGCAGTAGGTGCGACAAGAATCCCGGTTATCGTTATCCCTAATGCGGTACTCGCATCTGAGACATCCGGAACAAGCACAGCAGTGCCGTTCTTCATCGGTGATACGAAGGAGTATGTGAAGATCTTCGACCGTAAGAAGCTCTCAATCGCTCAGTCAAATCAGGCATCTGTTGGAAGCGGAGATGATGCTATCAATGCATTCGAACAGGATATGACCATCTTCAGAGGCATCATAAGACTTGATGCTAAGGTCAAGGATACCGACGCTATGGTTTACGGTACACTTACCCTCACACAGGGGGAATGATAACCGCCAGCGAGAAAAGCTCAGGTTCTGACAAAATGTCGGAATCTGAGTTATCTGCTTTGACCATTGCCCAGATCAAGGCAATCGCGGCGGAGAAGGGCTATACCATAACGGCATCCAAGAAAGCAGACATAATTGCTGAGTTCTTGGAGCAGCAGGGGTAAGGAGGACAGGACATGACAGCATCAGAAAGAACTGAATACATATCCGGGAAACTCTCTGATATCTGTGACTATCTTCGTATAGATGTCGGAGACGATGACAGCATCGTCACGGCAGACGCATCTGCTGCAATTGAATACATAGAGAGTGCTGTGGGAGAATATGATACCGAAGACGCCACAGCATTCCTGCTCATGTGTGCACTGACACAGGATTTTTATGATAATCGTGAGCTGATGCAGTCAGAACAGCAGCTCAAAAAGCGTCAGGAGTACACGTATCAGTCCATCATCCTACAGCTTCGTATGAAGCATGAGCTTAAGCAGGAGGGTACAACATGAGCATGGTGAAGGGAATTAATCCCGGAAGACTTAAGCACAAAGTCACTATCATGCGCTATCAGAATACAGAGGATGTACTGGGCAATACCGTGAATGTCCTCTCTCCTCTTAAGTCTGTATGGGCAGAGGTTCGACCGAAACGGGGAGACGAACAGCTTGAGTATTATAAAATTACAAACTCACAGAGCTATAAAATAACCATCCGATACACCGATGTAACGACCAAGGACGTGATAGTCTACAAGGGCAGGCAGTTCCAGATTGTTGCGATTGCCAATCCTCATGAGGATAATTACATCCTCGAACTGTTATGTACGGAATTTATCGACCATGCTGTCAAAGAAGCAGAACCGGCAGCAGGCGAGGATAACAAGGATCCTGTCGAGAACGGAGGTGGTGGCTAGTGGTTACATATACAGACATTATCAAAGCAGTGAATGCACTGCTGAAAACCAAATATACAGAGATAAAGAGGTACGGAAGGGAGACAGTCGATAAGGCTGAACCTCCGTATTTTTTTGTAGAACTGGTTCCCGGGAGTATCATTCGGGAATCGAAAAATATGTTTCATAACTCATGCAGTGTGAAGATCACGTATAACTCAAGGGTACACGATGACGTGGACAATCTGACTAAGGTGCAGGAAATATGGGAACTGCTGGGCATGACTATCAAGATAAGCGGAAGGAAGCTTCTGGTAATTGATTACGATCATGACTATGTAGGGACCAATAACAATATTCTCCAGATAGGCTTTAGGCTGGATTGGTATGAATCCACAGAGTACATCGAGGGAGATCTGATCGAACACGTAAGCAATGAGATAACCGTGAAAGGAGATAACTAAATGGCAACATTAACATCGCCAAGCATTACAGTTGCTTTTATCGAAAAAGCAGCATCTGCCATCACAAGAGGTGACAGAGGCATAGTGATGCTCGTTTTGAGAGACGCAAGCATCACAACAACTCCTGATAAGCGCACAATCAGAGATGTGTCAGAAGTTCCGACTACATACTCTGCGGCTAACCAGAAGTACATCAAGGACGCTCTTAAGGGCTATACTACATCACCTCTCAAGGTGCTTGTATATACCATGCCTGTTAAGGCTTCTGGAGACACAGCGGAAGATGAAGCTGAGAAGTACACAGCTATGTTCGCCTATCTTGAGACAGCAAAGTTCCAGTGGCTTGCAATCCCTACCGTAGACACAGACGAAAAGACTTCGGATGTAGTCTCATGGGTAAAGTCACAGCGCAACAACAACGCCAACATGGTAAAGGCTGTCCTTCCTGATGCAAACTCAGCAGACACTGAGGGAATCATTAACTGGGCTGTATCACTTTATACAGTTTCAGACTCAACAAGGACAGAGGTCACACCGGAAGAGGCTTGCCCTCGCATCGCAGGACTCCTTGCAGGAACAGGTTCCACCATATCTGCAACATACGCACCTCTTAAGGACTTTGATGACGTTGAAAGACTCACAAAGGATGAGAGAAACACTGCAATCGCAGCAGGAAAGCTCATTGCGTTCTGGGATGGTGAGAAGGTTAAGCTCGACAGAGCTATCACATCACTCACTACCACAACAGATACAAAGGGTGACAGCTTTAAGAAGATCAAGCTCGTTGAGGACATGGATATGATCAAGACAGATATCCAGAAGACCATCGAGGATGATTACATTGGCAAGTACGCCAATAGCTATGATAACAAGTGCCTGCTTATCACAGCCATCAACGGCTATTTTATGCAGCTCGCCAATGACGGAATCATCGAAGCAGGTACATGTGAGATAGATATTGATGATCAGAGAGCATACCTTATCAGCAAGGGCAAGAAGGTTGTGATCGATGGCGAAGAAATCGATCCTAACGACCTTACAGATGACCAGGTAAAGGTAGCGAACACAGATTCTCATGTATTCCTCAAATCCAATGTGACACTCCTGGATGCTATCGAGGACGTATCTATCAAGATTTACGTGTAAGGATAAGGAGGCAGTATGAGGAAGTTTATATCAAATCAGACTATTAACGGAACATGGGGAGAAGTATGGTTCGATGACGACTATCTCGGAGAGATCGAGTCAGGAAAGGCAACCGTAGACCTTACTTATTCCGATGTGAGTATGGCGCGTAAGCTTATCGCCGGAAAGAAGCTTACAAAGGCAGAGGGCAAGGGAAGCCTTAAGCTCCACCATGTCCGCACAAATATCGCTAAGAAGGTATCTGATCAGGTGAAGACCGGCAGAACACCATCGTTTAAGATCATCATGAAGCTTGATGATCCGGATGCTCTCGGAGCAGAGAGAGTAGTTCTCTACGATTGCAAGATTGACAAGATCAATCTCATGGACTGGGAGAACGGTAAGAACACAGAGGAATCATACAACTTCACATTCGAGGATTGGGATTTCCTCGATCTCATCAAGGCGTAATTAACCATCAGGAGGCGTAAATAAATGGCAAAGTTATCAATTCAGACATTAATGAAACTCGACCGCGACAAGGTCATGGAAGTACCTAGCAAGGAGGTTAAGGCGGTGCATCTGTCAAACCTTCTTGGCGAGGACAGTTATATCACCATAAAGGCATTATCCGGAAATCAGTACATGGATCTCCTTGCTACAGCGAGAAACAAGAAGAATGACCTTGATATGTCAAAGATGTTCAAGGCTCAGTCTCTTATCGTTGTTGAGGGAGTGACAGAACCGTCTCTGAAAGATGCGGAGCTCCAGAAGCATTTCGGAGCAGCATCACCGGTAGATCTTGCGCAGATACTCTTCCCAGGTGGAGAACTCACAAGTGTCTTTAATGAGGTGGCAAAGATATCAGGTTTCATCGAGGACGATGAAGAGCTTGAGGAAGAAGTAAAAAACTAATTGATACTGACGGAGACTTTCAAACGATGTATTACCTTTTCTGTAATCACGACTGGCCTCCGTCAGTTTATTTTGATGCGCACGAAACGGATAAGATAGTGATCAGGGCCTTTATTCAGGAAGAAGCCAAACACTACGCGGAGATGAAGGAGGATATGAATAAATGACCCGACTTGAGATAACCGGAGTGGATGAACTTGTGGCTGACATGAAAGCAATGATAGAGCAGTATCCGGAAGAAGCATCAAATGCTCTTTTCGAAATCGCTGAGAGCTTCAACGAGGATGTTAATGCTAAATATCCAGGCAATTACAAGACATCGGGCAAGGAAAGCCTTACTCGATGGAAAGTAGAGGGAGCCAAAGAAGGTAACAGCCATTTCGTAACGAGCAGGAACAAAGCGCCACATTTCCACCTGGTTGAGAATGGTCATGATAAGTATGACTTCCATGGCCGTTACACAGGCGGATGGGTTCCGGGAAAGCATTATGCAGAACGAACGAGAGAAGAATATGAATCGAAATATCCGGAGATGATTGAGAAATCAATCAATCGGCAATTAGATAAGCACAATTTATAAATTCGCAGGAAAGGAGGGACTGAATGGGGAAGAGACAAGTTGATGTGAGATTCAATCTCATTGACGACTTTACGGCGGGATTTAACAAGACCATGCAGACTTTGACAGCAGGAACAAAGAAAGCCGAGAAGGCATGGAAAGGCATAGAGAACGCCGGAAAAAGCATCTCACATGTCGGAGACCAATTAACGGCAGCAGTTACCCTTCCAATCGCGGCAATGGGAGCGGCATCCTATAAAAACTTTTCAGAAGTTGATAAGAATTTACAGCTTGTAAAAGCAACCATGGGAGAAACGGCATATGCCACGGCAGATCTGTCCGGTGCGCTGGCTGAGGGCATGACGAAATCAATATTCACCATGCAGGAAGGCTCAGAAGCGCTTGTTAATTTCGCCCGCCAAGGATGGAATGCAAAAGAATCGGCGGATATGTTATCTCCATCGTTAAATCTTGCGGCAGGAACGGCAACAGGGCTCAGTGATGTTACATCAGGACTTGGAAACACTCTGAAAGCTTTCGGAGCATCATCGGCTGATGCATTGCATTATGTTGATATGATGACACAGGCACAGGCACAGGCCAACACCAGTGTAACAGGTCTGTTCGATGCCATGTCGGTAGCAGGATCTACAGCCAATACCGTAGGATGGTCGTTCTCTGATCTTGCAGTAATCACAGGAGTATTCGGAGATCACAGTATAGCAGCAGGCGAAGGTGCAACAGCACTGAACACAGGCCTTATGAGGATAGCTTCACCGGCAAAGCAAGGCGCAGAGGCTTTGAAGAGATTGCGCATAAACGTCTGGGATGCAAACGGTGCGCTTTTATCGATGCCTGAGACAATGGGAGCCCTGCAGAAAGGCTTTGAAGGGCTGAATCAGCAGGAACAGATTGCGGCGGCGAGTGCGATATTCGGAAAGAACCAGGCATCAAAGTGGCTGGCACTCATAAATGGTCCAGGGACGGAAGCACTCCAGAACTTGAAAGACAATATCGACACAGCATCTGGTAATGCTCAGCAGGCGGCAGATGCGATGATGACGCCACTCGAAAAGCTGGCATCTACATTCGATGTATTTAAATATACTGTCGGCAGTGCGTTAGCGGAAACAGTTGTTCCGTTTATCGAAAAACTCACGGAGATGGTCGATAAGTTCAGACAAATGGATCCTGAACAGCAGAAGCAGATCGTCAAGTGGGCGATGATAGCGGCGGCAGCAGGACCTGTGATCGGAATATTCGGCAGAGTCGTATCGACAGTCGGCTCAGTAGGCGGAGCGTTTACAAAGCTCGTACAGTTTGGGTCAAAGGCAGCAGGCGGCTTTAAAGCATTATCAAGTGGAGCAGGACTTGCTAAGGCAGGAATGGCGGCACTTTCAGCACCTGCAGCAGTCGTTATTGCGATAATAGCGGCTATCGGAGTTGTTATAGTATCAGTTGTAACTCACTTCGAGACATTCAAGGCGGCGCTGGCATCAACAGGCGGCTTTGAGAAGCTGAAAGAAGCCTTTAACGGCTTGAGAGAACAGTTCACTGCATCGATGCCGATGCTGACAAAGATTGCAGATCTCATCGGAAATGCAATCGCGGCGGCGGCCGGAGTTGCAGCTGGAGCAATCGGGACATTTTTGGCCGGAGCAATTGAATCAACCACAGGAATCCTGCAGGCATTCACCAGTTTGGTTACCGGCATAGATAAATTGATACATGGCGATTTAACAGGAGCGCTGGAAGCGTTCAAGGGTGTCTTTGACGGAGCGGTTAAGTTTGTCAAGGGGCTCTTTGATGGTTTGTTTGGTACGATCAAATCAATCGGCGATGCAATATCAAGTATCAAGATCCCTGAATGGGGAGATGCTAACGGGCATAAGTACGAAGTTACCGAGGCAAGAGCTGTCGGCGATGTAAACTGGAGAGGCGGACTTGTCCAGGTACATGAACGAGGCGGCGAAATCCTCGACCTGCCACATGGCACAAGGATATATCCTCATGACGTATCAATGGCTATGGCAAAGAATTCAGGCGGCGGAAATGTGACCATTCCGAAGATCGCAGACCAGATAATCGTGCGAGAGGATGCTGATATTGAGCGTATCGGCGATGCCATCGTGAGAAAGTTAAGGACTGCATCCATAGCGATGTAAGGGAGGACATATGCAGATATGGCTTAAAGGTTCTCGGAGATTTCGATTTCCGGTAATTCCCAGTGAATACTCGGTAACGGGCGAAAGAGAGATCGAGACTGTTAATGTCAATGCCATAGGCGAAACGGATCTAATAGGGAAGTGTGGCTTGAGAACAGTCACATTTTCCTCTTTTTTTCCAAAAAACTATGATCATGGCTATTGCGAATATAGCTCGCTTAAATCTCCGAAGAATTGCGTAAAAATTATAGAACAGATACAGCGGGGCGCTCCTGCAAAACTGATCATGACCGGTACTCCGATAAATTTCAGAGTGACAATCACATCATTTTCGTGGAAAGAGCAGGACGGCACCGGAGACATATACTTTACAATCACAATGAAGGAGCACAGGAATGTATCAATCGGGCAGTCCAGAGTCGTTGCTCTGGGGGAGTGATTCGGTAAGATCGGGAAGGTCAACACCGGACACAGACACAATCGAATATAAGGTTCGGGCGAATGAATGCCTCTCCGAAATCGTGAGAAAGCTCACAGGATCCACAAACTGGAAATCCGTATACGAGCTCAACAAAGATACGATAGGCTCTAACCCGAACTATCTGGATGAAGGCATGGTGCTTTTAATACCGGCAGCAGTCGTGGAGGGTGAAGAAGATGATAGTTAATCTGATTAAACCGTCAGGAACTGCATACAACATCACTGCCGCCTGTGAAAAGGTCACATGGAGCGGAGCGACATCTGCTCCATGCAGACAGGCATCATTTAACTATCTTAATGCTCCTTATGATCCGGCTCTTAAGCTTCCGGCAGTTGCAACGGGTGATTTCATTGCGCTTGTAGATGAAGTCGAGGATGAAGTGTTTTATGGCGAGATATTTGGTGCTGAGAAATCAAGTCAGATGAGAACCATAACATTTACGGCTTATGACTTCATGAAGAATCTGCTCGAATCAAAAGGGCAATACAATTTCAAAAATGTGACGCCTGAGGCTATAGCGGCCCAGGTATGTGCCGATGCTCAGATACCGATAAGATATCTGTATCCTACCGGAGTGAACATAGCATCGATGCTGTGCGACAAAATGAACCTCCACGACATCATTATGGCGGGATATACAAAAGCGTTCCTTATGACCGGAAAGAAATTCTTCCCGATGATTTATAAGCGGGGCTTTGCCGTGTATCACAAAAAATGGGGTGTAGATGGCTTTGAATTGTCCGATAAGACGAATATTTATGAGTCGAACATAACAGAGACCGTGACGGATCTCAAGAACGTCATAAAGGTATATGATGCAGCAGGCAATCAGCTCGGAGAGCAGAGGATAGATGAGTCTGTGAAGAAGTATGGAGTATTCCAGGATATCTATACCGTAGAAGATGGCGTGGATCCATCGATAGCTTCCTACAACATGCTTAATGTGTTCCCAAAGCAGACTATAAAGGTATCGGCCATCGGAGACATCAACTGTATATCAAATTACAGCGTGGTGCTGAAAGATGGAGCTACGGGAATCTCGGGAAGGTATTGGATAACATCTGATAACCACGTCTGGGAGAAAGGCAAGCACACTATGGATTTGGAGCTTACATTTAACAATCTTATGATCACAGCGGAAAGCTCCAAGGAGAAGGAGGCAACGACAT